GTTTTTTTCCGCGTCCAGCAGGAGGGCCTTGGCGACGTACAGGGTCTGGAACGCCTCGAAGGCAGGCCAGAGGTCGAGGAGCGCATCGATGGCATCGGGGCTCGGATCCATGGGAGTGCCATCGGCATCGCCGATCCCCTCCCATGCGAGGATCGCGCGCCGCGCCAGCGCCTTGGCCATCAAGAGTGCAGCTTCCTCGGTCGCCGCACCCTCAGGCAGGTCGGCAATCGCAGGATCGCCGCGCGCCGAGACCATCAGCGCAGTGGTCAGCGGGCGGAGCCGGACACGCACGCCGGGGATGAGGTCGCACCATTGCGGCGCGTTCGTTAGGTCGAGGGTCAGCATCGCGGGCCTTCTCAATAGGTTGCGACTGTGTTGACGAGGACGGCGGTGCACATGCGGGCGGGACTGACGGCCTTGGCGGCCTGCCAGTCGAAGGTGGCCTGGATGCCTTGCGGGCCCGGGATCTCGATGCGCGGGCGCGGCAGGTAAACGGCGTGGGCCGTGAAGGTGAAGCTGGCGTTCGCGCCGAGGCTCCAAGCGAAGACCAGTTCACAAGGCGTGCCGTCGATGGCCTGCGTGATCAGCGTGGTGTCAGCGAACCGCACCTCGACCCGGCCGGTCAGTGCGGCCATGCCGGGGTCGGCGCCCTCGATGCGGCCGTCCGAGCGGATGGTCTCGATCCGGTCGAGGCCATTGGAATAGGTGACCTCGGCCGAGATGACGTTGCCGAGCGGCGTGCCGTTCCGGGTGATCGCGCCGTTGAAATGCCCGAACCGCTGCAAGGCGAGCGCGGTGGGCGTGCCCGCCGCCGTCGCCGCAGCAACGTTCTCGCCCTGCGCCACCAGCCGTGCCGTCGCGGTCAGCAGGCCGGACAGCGCCATTTGCCACGACAACTGATCGCAGACGCAACCGGTGTACATCGCATAGCGCGGCACCTCGGGCATGGCCGTCTCGATGGCCATGCTCGGCAGAGTCCAGTTGCCCGACTGGAAGGTATGGGTCTTGGGCGTCGTGCCGGTGGTTGTGGGCTGACCGAAGGCCGCCTTCAGCCAGAGGCCGAAGTTCTCGACGTCGATCGGCACGACGACATCGCCGTCGGCGGTGACCGCGTCCTTGATCGGGGCCAGGGGGTCGCGCCCCTGGCCCAGCAGTTCCGAGGCGATCAGCGGCTGTTCAGAGCCGAGCGTTGTGCTGGCAAACGGCACCGTGCGATAGCCAGCGGCGGGCGCGGTGCCGTAGACGGTCTCGAACGCAAGCGCCATCTGCGCCCGCGCCCCATGGGCTCGTGCCATCGTAGTCTCCTGTGGTGATGGGGGTCAGCCGAGTGGGTCGGCCGTGGAATAGTGCAGGACGACCGGGATCACCGCCGCCTTCAGGCTGGCGGCACCCTCCACGGCCAGATCGACGGGGCGTGGCGCTTCCGCCTCGACCCAGTCGCAGAGGCCGCCCAGCGTGCGGTCAGCGGCAAGCGCCGCGCCGATGCTGGCGCAGAGGGTGTCGAAGGTAGCGTCACGGGCCGCACCCTGCACGACCGCCTCGATCTCGGCCCGGTGCTGGTAGTGGTAGCGCAGAGGCGACAGCGTGACCTCAGGCTCCCCCGGCTCGCCGTCGCGCAGGATCAGGAGGCCAGCAGCGGGCACGCGTTCGGGCAGCACGTCACCGCGCAGGGCAGTGGCAGGCAACGCCGAAAGCCGCGCGTGTAGCGCGGCGAGGATGGTTTCGCGGGGGGTGGGCATACCTGGGTGAGCGGTTACGGATTTGCAGCCCGCCAAACCTTCGTTTGGCGAATTGTCTCCAACGACGTGTCGAATAGGGCCTTCGATGTGCCGATGAAAGCACGATGGGTCCGAGCACGCATGTGAACAGTGTTGCGCTCTAGGCGCATGCTGTGAAGCATACCCTGCAGATTTTGGTCAATAATGCCCTCTTCGGCGGCGACCTCAATTTGCCAGAAGAATGTCTGCTTGCAGAGTTGCCCCAACTTGTCCTGAACGTTCCAGTTTATGGGCTTGGAAAGATGGATGATGTCTGCGTACCGGTATTTCTGACCGTGCAAAATGTTCTTGGTCAACGCATGGTGAAGCGCATCTGACAGCAGCCCCTCACAAACCGCTCCATAATCCATCACCTGAGCGCGTACGTGCGCCAACTGCTCGGCGTCCTTTACCAGAAGTGCCAAGCCGAGTTTATACAACCATCGGGTTCCGTAAAACGTAACGGCGAGCGCGTCGCAAAGATTGGCGTCGGCGACGTGCGAGAACTCGTCGGCCTTAAGTTGATCAACTGTCTTCAGATCGACTTTGGCGAAGCCAACTACCGCTTCGATGATCTTTTCACCGAAACTTTCCTGCACAACCTTCGACATCCGTTCACCTCTTGCGTGTTTTGTCGGGCAAGAAGACGCTCCCGAGTTTTATCGACCTTCTAACGAAGAATCCCGATTGCCAAGCAGATTTCTTTATTCATAGGCCCTCCACCCACTTCGCCACAATCAGCCCCGGCACCGCGTCATGCGCCCGTTCCGCATCCCGTGCGAGGTCCAGCCGCTTCTGCAGCTTCACCTGCGGCACCAGAAGGAAGATCGGCGCGGTCACGAGGCCACGGCCGGTCTTTGACCGTGACGCTACGGCGCGGCCCTTCGTGTTCAACCGGCCCTCGGCCACGAGCAGGCTCGGACCCCTGCGCCGATAGATGAAGCGCAGGCGCAGACCGGTCCGGCGTTCCCATTCTCCCGGGGTGATCCGGCCACCGCGAAGGGACTTGCCTGCCGCGGGCGTGGGGATCGCCAGCCAGAAGCCGTTCTTCGAGCGGATCAGCGGGCCAGTGTCGTGCGCGCCGACGATGACCGGGGCGTTGGACCAGACCACGGCGGCTGCGTTGAGGCTGGGCGTGCCCTTGGGGAACTGCTCCGACCGGATGGTGCGGGCGAGCCGGGCCCCAAGCCCCGCGCCGGTGATCTGCAAACGCCAGGCCGCCTTCAGCCCGGTCCTGGCCTCGCGGATCGCAGCTGACACCGCCCGCTCGCCTGCCGCGACCTCGGCCGCCATCATCGCGACGATATCGGGATCGATGTCGAGCTTGAGCTTCATGGCGGTCACGCGGGGCGGAGGTCGACAGTCCAGACCAGCCGCTCGCGGTCACGAACGGGCTCGCCCTGGATGAGGAAGGCATCGCCGTCGATTTCGATCCGGTCGCCGGGGCGCGGGGCTGGAACCTCGGCCACGCGCAGGTCGATCCGGTTGGTCTCGGACCAGAGCCGCGCGTCGCCGAAGTCGCTGACGGCATCGGCGCGCCGCGCGACGATGCGCACGAGCACCGGCGCACCGCCATCGGCGATGTAGACCGCGTCTCTGCCGATGTTCGGATCGGCGAAGAGTGCCTCAAGCGCGGCGGAGAGGGTGTCCGGCATATTTCCTCTTTCCTCAGAAAGGAAGTGATACTATGTTTTCCTCAGACAGGAGAAAGTCATGACCCTTTCCCATCAGATCGCCCGAAACCCTGAGGCTGGTGCCGTGCTAACCAAGGCCGCGCTGCGGGCGGCAGACCGGCTCNNCTGGCTAACCAAGGCCGCGCTGCGGGCGGCAGACCGGCTCGGCCTGTCGGGCCGACAACTGGCCGACATCGTCGGCGTCTCCGAGGCGACCGTGTCGCGCTGGAAACGGGGCGAAAGCCTGCTTGAGCCGGGCTCGAAGCACTTCGAGCTTGCGGCCCTTCTTGTGCGGACCTTCCGCTCGCTCGACGCGATCACCGGAGGCGACGAGGCGGCGGCGCGGCGGTGGCTGGCCGCTCCTAACACGGCGCTCGCGGCGCGGCCCGTGGAGCGGATGACGCAGGTGCAGGGGCTTGTCGATGTCACGACCTATCTGGACGCAAGACGCGCTCCGCTCTGAGGCGCGGCCCTACGCGGGCCCGGCATGGCGGTTCGTCGAGGCCCAGCATCGGGTCTCGACCCTGAAGCTTGGCGACAGCCTCGCCGAACAGGCGGCCCTCGAGGAGATCCTCGAGGCCACGAAGCCGCCCCTGCCGGAGGACTGCCGGGCGCTCGACTACTTGCTGGCCACGCCTTTCCGGTATCGCCCCTATCCGGCGGGATCGCGGTTTCGCCGGGCGGGACTGACGCCGGGCGTCTGGTACGGGGTCGAGGCGCCCGAGACAGCGGCGGCCGAAATGGTCTTCTACCGCTTCCTGTTCTACGCCGAGAGCCCCGAAACGCCCTTTCCCGACGATGCGGCCGAATACACCGCCTTCTCGACGGATGTCGCAACGCCCGTGGCGGTCGACCTGACGGCCGGGGCACTGGCCACCGATCATGCTGTCTGGACCCACCTCACAGAATACGCGGCCTGCCAGGATCTGGCCGAGGTGGCCCGCGCGGTCGGTGCCGAGGTAATCCGCTACGCCTCTGTCCGCGATCCTTCACGGGGCGCGAACCTTGCCGTGCTGACCTGCCGTGCTTTTGCCGCCCCGCAGCCGGTCGAACGGCAGACATGGCGCATCCGGATCGGCCCTTCCGGCGCGCAGGCGCTGCGCGAGCATCCGCGCCTCGGGCTCGAGTTCCCGAAGGACAGCTTCGCCCCGGACCCACGCCTTGTCGGCATGCTCTGGGACCGCCCCCGCGCGCGGTAGGCACTCATCACGTCCGCCGCGCGGAACGCAGCACCTGCGGTCGGGTGCAGATCGGCAGCGGGTTGCTCTCGATCTCGAGGCGCACCCATTCGTCGCGATCCCGGTCCGGGATCATGCGCGCGTAGAGCGGCAGGCCGAGCGTGTTCACCGTCTCGAAGGTGTCGGCCGGGGCGAAGTAGATCTCGAAGAGGCCCTCGACCCCCTCGGGATAGAAGTACGCCTTGTCCGTTGGCACGCCGAAGCCGAGGCCGCCCCGGTAGCGGCGGAAGGTGATGCCACCGAAGCTGACCTCCTCGCCGACGCGTCCCCGCAGATCGGCAGCGGCGGCGGTGTTGAGATAGGTCTCGCGCACCTCCTTGTGGGCGACCAGATCGGCGAAGAAGGCCGAGCCGCATTCGGCGCGCAGCTGCACCTGACCGGCGGCCAGCCCGCCAAGGCTGTCCTCGACGCTTTCGATCAGCGCCTGGCAGCGTTTGCGCAGCACACCCGAGGCGGGGCTCGCGTTGTCGAGGTCGAAGTCGACCTCGGTGGCAGGCGTGATGCCGAACTCGGTGAAGTAGTTGACCACCGTCGCCCCGTCCTTCGGATCCTTCACCACGCCCTGGATGCCGTTGAAGAGGTGGAACTCGAAGGTGGCCTCGGCATCGTTCCGGAGTCGCCCGAGCTTGCGGGCCACCTCGGCCTGCACCTGCTGGGTCGCGGTTTCCGATCCGTGGTCGCGGATGCCCTGAATCTCGGAGGCCCAGAGCACATCCTGTTTCTTGAACTGGCGCACGACGAAGGCGCGCATCTCGCGGCGTTCCGGCACCTGGCTCTCGTAGGCCGAGCCGCGTTCGGAGAACGGGATCAGCTGCAGCGTGCCGTCCCGGCTCTCGATCACGACGGTGCGCGCACGCACGCCGCGGGGCCCGAAGAGGTTCGCGCCCGACAGGATCGCGGGCTTGAAGGGGATGTTCTCCAGCGCGCGGGTCAGTTCGATGATCGAGAAGGCATCGCCTTCGAAGATGTCCATGGTCGCCATGGGGATGTCCTTTCGATGAAGAGTTCAGCGCAGCAGGATGCCAAGCGCGGCCAGCGCCGCGGTGGCGGCGGCGATCTGCGGTTCCGTCGCGCCCATGGGCCAGATGAGGTCATTGCGGTTGACGATGGCCGGGCCGCGCAGAACCACGACGGCAGCGGCATCAGCGGCCGTCGCGTCAGCGTGGCCCCACAGGATCCCGGCGGCGTTCTGGCTGCCGTTCGACGCGGCGGGGGCAAGCTGGGTGAATTTTCCGCCCGTGGTGATCTTGCCCAGCACCGTGCCGGGATCGAGCTTGCCCGCGCCGGAAGTGAGGGTGACGGTCTCACGGGTATAGTCGCGCGACGCTTCCCAGACGAGGAAGCCGCCCGCGTGTCTGCCTTCGGTCAGCGTGGTCATGGAAATTCATCCTTTCAGCTTGAAGGTGCGGGCGATCACGTCGCCCCAGGGACGGGCGATGGGAGTAGGCCCGGGTTGCGGGTGATGGGGGCTGATCTGCGCCTCCGCCTCGGCTCTCGCGGCAAGAAGGCTCGCGCGCACCGCATCGAGGCTGGCGTCCTCTTCGAGGAAACGCCCGGCACTCTGCGGCTGTCCCGCAAGGCGACAGAGGTCGACCACGGCGCGGGCATGGGCGATGGCGTCACGCCGGATGGCGGTTGGATCAATGCCGGTCACCACAGGCTCGGGACACGCCGGTGTGCCCGGCTCAGGCTCGGGTTCACCCGGGACCGCGGTAGCCTCGTCGCCGATCTCGTCGCCTATGGCGTTTCCGGCGGTCTTATTGCCGTCCTGATCGCTCTCAGGAGCCGGAGCGGTGATGGCTTCCGCCAGCGCGGGTGGCGCGTTGCGGAACCGCGCGATGTCAAAGCTGGCTGCAATCCGCACCGGCTCGATCATGCTGGTGGCAAGCCCCGCCTCGAGGGCCGCTTCCGCATCGAACCAGGTCTCGGCCGCCATCAGCGCCGCGATCTCCTTTTCGGTGCGTCCGGACCTTGCCGCATAGCCTCGGACCATGCCGCCCGCGATCTTGTCCATGGTGTCTGCCATCTCGCGCATGTCGGCGGCGGTGCCCATGACCAGCCCCGAAGGGTCGTGGATCATCAGAAAGGCATTCTCGGGCATGACGATCTCGTCACCCGCCATGGCCACATAGGAGGCGGCCGAGGCGGCCACGCCGTCGATCCAGACGGTGATCGTTCCGTCATGCCGCTGGAGGGCATTGTAGATTGCCACCGCGTCGAAGACCGAGCCGCCCGGACTGTTGAGGCGCAGATCGATGGGCACCCCGTCCGGCAGTGCGCCGAGTTCCGCGAGAAACCCCTTGGCGCTGACGCCATAGGCGCCGATCTCGTCATAGATCAGCACTTCCGCGCCCGTGCCGCGGGCGCGGATCGTGTACCAGTTCTTCATCCTGTCACTCCTGTTCGGATTGCGCGGCCGCGTCAGATCCATCGGTTTCCGGGTCGGGCAGCCTTGTGGGCGTTGCCCGCGCGCCTTGCGTCTCGCCGGGGCTGGTCCGGTAGCGGAGGCCCAGATCGGCCGACCGCTTGGCATCAGCCGCGTTCTCGCGGTCGACCTCCTCGACGTCGTAGCCGGTGGCCTCGACCACCTTGCGCCGCGAGGTGATGCCCGCCTCCATGGCGAGGACCTGTGCCTGGATATCCTTCAGCGGATCGACCCAGTCCCAGCGCGGCGGGATCCATTGTGCTGCGCGGAATCGGCCGGGTACGGCAGCGAACCCGGGCAGATCGAGCGCGCCCGATAGCGCCGCGGTTTCCATCCAGCGCGCCCAGATCGGACGGCAGAACTGGTGGACAATCACGCCATGCTGCAACTGGCCGATGCGACGACGGAACTCCACGAGTTCGGCCCGAAGGCTCGAGTAGTTCGCCTGCCGCACATCGCCGGTGACGAGGTGATAGGGCAGACCAAGCGAGGCTGAGACCGCCAGCAACGTGCGATACTGGAACGCCTCGTAGCCCCCGCCCACATCGGCTGGGCTCGAGAACTTCACGTCCTCTCCCGGCAGCAGGACCTGCATCGTGCCGGGCTCGAGGCTGGCAATCGCGGCACCTTCGGTATCGGCCGCGCCTTCACCCATCATCGGCTCTTCCGGCGCGGTCTTGGTGATGAAGCCCGCGAACATCGCCGCAGTCTTCTTCCGGTCGAGTTCAGCGTCATCGTACTGGTCGAGCAGGAACAGCCGCACCATGGCGGGTGCCACATGCGGCAGGCCCCGGATCTGGCCCGCATCGATGGGCCGGTAGATGTGCAGAACGTCCCCGGCGAGGACCCGGACAGTATCCGGCACCGCCACCCGCTGGTCCGTGCTGTCGCCCGGATGGCGGCGGCGGAAGTGATAGGCCACCCGCCGCCCGATCCCGTCGAACTCGATCCCGCAGCGGATGCGGTTGCCGTTGGCGGCTGTCTCGGTCTTCTCGAAGGGCAGCATCTCGGACTGCAGGAGCTGCAATTGCAGCGGCACCATCAGACCGTCCTCGGCGCGTCGGGGACGCAGCCGGACAAAACACTCGCCTGCCACGAACATTTCGCGCGCGGCCATGGCCTGCAGCCCGTAGAAGTCGGTCAGCCCGTCCGCGTCGGCCTCGTCCGTCCATGCCAACCAGAGCTTCTGGACCCGATCGCGAAGGCCCGCATCCTCGATCAACGAGGACGGCTTGATCCCGTCGCCGACCAGGTTTGCCGCAAAGGCCTCGCAGGCGTTTGCCGCATAACCGTTGGTGACAACCAGTTCGCGGGCACGGGCCAGAAGGCGCGGACCGCCGGAGGCCACCAGCGCGTTGATGTTCTCGAGCGGTGGATTCCAGCCCTTGAGCCGTCGCCGCGCCATGGCTCCTTCGAGCCGAGCGCGAACGGCTGCAGGGCTGCCGCTCGCCCGGCCGGGGATGGACCCGCCGCGGAACCTGTCGATCAGCCCCATACTCAGAGCCCCTTTTCCGTGATGACGCGCACTTGCCGCACGATCCGTCGCCCTTCGGCTGAAGCGATTTCGCGATCCAGCGCCTCGAGGGCCCGGTCGATCTCAGCAACCGAGCGGTAATCGACTGTCTTTCCGTCATAGCTGACCCGGGCCACGCCCGAGGCACGCTGTGCGGCCAACGCCTCGC